AGGATACATTATAAATATCTCTGCTAATACACTTAAGAATAAGATGAAATATAGTATTTCTTTTCCATCAAATAACTTAGGTTTGTAACCAGTATTACTGGTATCTTGTATATGTTTAAGTATATATTTATTCATAATATTCTCCTACATAGTTCTTTGATTCCGTATAGTATAATACTATAGCCAAGAGCAAATGCTATTATCCAGAAAAATATCATTACGTCAAACTCTACAAATTGATAAGCACCGTATAATGATACCATTATTATTACAGTTCCTAATATTACATAGGATATATGAAGTGATGTTAATGACAGCATGATAACCTCCTTTAATATGTATATATATCTGCTGATAAAAGTAATGAAATGAATATCATTACTAAGAATATAAACTCTGTTATGTATATCAATGTTCCCTCCATAATAAATTATGTTGGTTATTATATTCATGTACACTTGCACAATGTATAGTGTTATGAATCTCTTTGTGCCAGATGAAATAGAGTCCAACTATTACAACTAACATGAGTGTCATTCTGTTTAGCATAATTTTTTACCTATTGAATTTGATGGTTAGAATATTCTGAACACGAGCTATTACACGCATGAGTTACACTTCCCTTAACCTCTGTGTGAAGTACTAGTTCTGTGTGATTAGGGTGTAATGCTGTGCATTACATTGAAATAAGCATTGCGTAGCTTTGCTCAAATTACACTGTAAATAAAAAAAAGACTAGAGAAGTTAATCCCTAGTCTTTGTATAGGTATTATTTCAACTTAGCTAAGCGAGAAGATGCAGAAAGTTTAGCTTCTTCCTCGTTTACAGTTAAAACCTTGTTGCCTTCAAGTTTTTCTTTGTATTCGGCAAACCATTTTTGTCCATAATCTTTGGAAGTTTTACCATTATCCCAAGTCCATTCGGTAGTTACGTTGAAGATGTTTACGAATAAATCATAAAACATTTTACCATTTTCAATAGATGCTTCAACTGGTGGGATTCTTCCAGTATTATTATCTTCTTTTTCAAGTTTAGATAAGTATGTTTCCTTACTTCTTAAACTCCAACCAATCTGGTTAAGTATTCCTCCAAGAAAGAAAACAGCATCCTTGTTATAATATGGATTTTCTTCACCAGACATTCTTGTTCTTTGCTCTGGTGCATCAAATTGTTTCCAGTTTATAATATCAAGTACTTCTTTAGTAATATTATAAAGAACTTCATTTGAATTATTTTTTTTAGTCATCTTGTATCTCCTTATGTTATTTTATTTTTAAGATGCCCTGCACTTTGAATCATTGCTATTTAGAGTGTGTAATTTAAATGGGTGTTAGCCAAGCACAGAAAAGAAGGCATACCCTCTCTCAGCAGAACCGATAGTCAAACAAGCTTTGCCTTCTTTGACAATGCTTGGGTTATCCACTTCCCATTTAAATTAGAGTGTAACAAAAGACCTATCAACACACACAGCAACCCACTCTCTAAATAGTTGTGATACAAAGCTCGTCTTAAAAATAAAATCACATTAGGTGATACTGACTAAAAGAAATAAGGCAAATGTAGTTCCACCCGTGTGCTTTGTGTTTTGTTTGTGTGTAAGCTATTGATTTTACAGAAGAATAAAATACCCTTGACAAGTGATTTTTGGATGTTCATAAAAGAGGGGGTAAGGGGGTGTTTATGTTGACACAAAGAAGAATAACTAAGAAACAGAGGTTACTGGTTGATACGATTGTAGCAAATGGTTGTAGTGTCAAAAAAGCTAGTGAGGTGGCAGGATATGCAAAAGGTGAATCAGGTAGAGTTACAGCCAGTAAGACTTTGAGATTGCCACATATACAAGAATATATGCAACAAAGGATAAGAGAGAGTATTGGACTCAATGCTACGATAGCCAGTAAGAAAGTACTAGACTTATCAACATCAGCTAAATCAGAGTATGTTCAGCTTGAAGCTAGTAAAGACATACTAGATAGAGCAGGTTATAAACCGATAGATAAGTCAATGCACTTGGTAAGTGGTGACATACAAGTAACAATAGACTTGACATGATGATAATGTGTTTCTATCGTAACAGTCTAGTATGAGAACGACTGATGACTATAGTGGGCAAGGGGGGTTAAAAAAGTGTAACCACCCTACAACAACCCCTCTTATACAAACATTTTTCTTACGAAAGGTACGACATGGCTAGAACAGAAGCATGGACTAGAAAAGAAGGCAAGAACCCTAAAGGAGGTTTAAACCAAAAAGGTCGTGACTCTTATAAACAAGGAACTTTAAAACCTCCAGTTAAGTCTGGGGATAATCCAAGAAGGGCAAGTTTTCTTGCTCGAATGGGAAACATGAAAGGACCAGAAAGAGATGCTAAAGGCAAACCTACAAGATTGCTTCTCTCGCTTAAAGCATGGGGTGCTTCGTCTAAAACAGATGCTAGGGCGAAAGCTAAAGCAATTAGTAAACGCAATAAAAACAAGAAGTCTAAAGGGTAAACTCAATCAACTAGAAAAGGAGAGAACTATGCCAATGGGTAAAGGAACTTATGGAAGTAAAAAGGGCAGACCACCAAAAGCTGCTAAAAAAATGGCAACACCTATAAAGAAAAAACCAATTAAGAAAAAGAAATGAGCAAAAGTACAGTTAACAAAGCAGGTAACTATACTAAACCTGCCATGCGTAAAGCTCTCTTTAATAGGATTAAAGCGAGTAATAAAGGTGGCAGGTCTGGTCAATGGTCTGCTCGTAAAGCGCAAATGTTAGCTAAACAATATAAAGCCAAAGGTGGAGGATATACTTCCTAATGGCAATGAAGAAATCACAAAGGTCGCTTCGTGCATGGACAAAACAAAAATGGAGAACCAAATCAGGTAAACCTAGTACACAAGGGAGTAAGGCAACTGGTGAACGTTATTTACCTGAAAAAGCGATTACGGCTCTTTCTGACTCTGAATACAAAGCCACTACGGCTGCTAAACGCAGAGCAATTAGAAAAGGTAAACAAGTATCTAAACAACCCAAAAAGGTTGCACGAAAAACGAAAAGCTATAGAACTTTCTCATAGGAGTATGTAATGATAGACCCTATATCTGCATTTGGTGCATTGACTGCTGCTCATGGTGCAATCAAGAAATGTGTAGAGATGGGTCGAGATTTGGCAAGTGCTTCATCTGCTATTGAAAAATATGCAAAGGCAGAAGCCGAGTTAGGTTTTGGCAAAGAAAGAAAGAAGAAGTCTATCTTCGGTGGCATTATGGATACTGCTATTGAACAACACTTTAAAGAAGAAGAACAAGCTAGATTAAAAAAAGAACTTCGTTCTTTGTTTCAATTATATGGTTCTCATGGTCAATGGGAAAGATTACAAGCAACAATAGCAAGGGCAAGAGCCGAACATAAAAAACAATTAGAGATACAAGCTAGACAAAGAGATGCTATTTTAAAATTTTTAGTTGTAACAATAACAGTTGTGTTAGGTGGCATAGGTGTATATTATCTTGCAATATATTTGAAAGGAACTTTATAATGGCAATACCAAAAAAAAGAACTTTATTAAAAACAAAAAAACAAGAAGAAGTGCAAAAATTAGTTCAAGCAATAAATGATGATAAGCAATTTGGCTATGAAGGTTTAAGACCTATAGCAAAAAATTTTTTTTTAGAGTATGTAAGAGGTGGAATGAGTCCAAAAGCAGCATATTCTAAAATGAAAAATAAAATGAAAACAATAGACATGGATGAAATAATGGGTATTGTTGCTGACACAAATGAATAATTTAAAATGAGCTTCTTACATATTTTAAAACCTGAGGAAAGAAGAATACTGCGTTTAGTTGTAAAACGAGTTCATCTTAAACATCATCCAGAACAATTTTGTACAGATAGAGAAGCCGATAAAGTTATTGCAACTATTGGTCCTGAAGTTGTAGAAAAATTAATTCGTGTAGGAAAGAACACACACATTGATACAATTTAAGTATAAACCTGATGGTCAAGTTTTAAAAAATTTTATGAAAGATAATACTTTCTTTCGTGGAATAAGAGGACC